CCAGTCGTGCCTGTTCGCGGGAAGATGGGCGTGCTCGAAGCCCGGCCCCGAGCGGCCGATCCGCACTCCCTGGATCACGTCGAACGAGCACGAGGAGCCGTCTGGGCCGGTCCACCCCGTCCGCAAGGCTGCGAGCCATTGCGACCGGGTGGGCCGGCGGAGGAAGTCCTCCGCCGAGCCCGGCTTGGAGATCACGGCCCCGGCGGAAGGCCCGCGGCGGCGCGGAGCCGCTCGGTGCCCGCATCGGACTCGGCGATCACCTCCGCGAACTCGTCGTTGGAGGGCTCGCGGCCATCCTCGATCAGCTCGCGGATCTTGGCGATGGCGCGATCGTATCGCGCCTTCACCTCAGGAGCCTTCAGCGCGGCGAGCGCCAGCAGATCGAGGACGCGGATCAGGAGAAGAGCGGTCGCCGGCGTCATCGTGCTCCCCCCGTGGCGGCGTACTTCTCCAGCTCGCGCGCGGCGGTCTGGAGCAGACGCGCGGCCAGCGCGTAGCGATCATCCGGCACGCCGCCGGACAAGCGCAGCGCCTCGATCTCCGCCACGACCTTGTCGCCCTTGACGGCGATGTCGTACAGCGCGACGCGGTGCTCCTGCGGCGTCGACGGAAGCTCCGCATAGCTCGCCGCGATTTCCTTCGCGATGACGAAGTCAACCACGGCGGCGTAGTAGACCACGGCGGGCTTGCCACCGACGGCCTGCGACGTTGCGCACGCCGACGCGGTCAGGAGCGCGAACGCCGCGAACATCGCGACGGCAAGCCCCTTGATCTTCTGCTTCTTCATGGTGTGTCTCCTCACGGGTTCAGCAACTCGAAGTGAACCAGATCATCGAACGTCTGGTCGTCGAAGCGCGTGTTCGTGTTCCAGTCGCCGCCCCATCGGATCGGGACGTTCATCCGGTGCGCGACGCCCTGGACGAGCCCCGCGAAGTGGTAGAAGCGCTTGATGTTCGCCATGCCCGCAGCGGTGCGGTGATCGGTGTTCCAGTTCACGCCCTTGGTCACGGGGTCGTAGGGCGCGGCGTCCACAGCGATCGACGGGAGCTGATTGTGGTTCCCGTTCGGCCAGCGGAGCTTCGAGTGGCCCGCAGCGAAGGCGGCGTTCTGAGCTTCCTTCCCCCGGTGTCCCTCGATGATGACGTGATCGTACAGCGTGAGCACGTACTCCATGACGCGGATCAGGACCGGGTGGCAAGTCGCGAGATGCTGCTTCGAGCGCGCGGAGTACGAGAAGCCGTGGAGCGACGGACCCGACATCGCGACCGCGGGGTTCGTCTCCAGCGGAATAGCAGGCCGGGTTGCCGGGTTGCTGGACTCCCCGGCGATCTTGTATTCCCGCAGCCGGCGGGATTGCCGCTCGGAGATGTTCAGCAGATTCAGGTAGGTTTCGCGAGAGATCATTGGGGGCACTCCAGTTCTACGACGAGATCACCGCCAGCACGTACTTGCCGAGCGCTCCGACCACCACGCCGATCACGGAGGCCATCCCGGCGACCTTCCACCGCCAGCGCTCCATGGCACGTAGGCTGCTGCGGTCTTCCGGCGTCAAGGCCGACGTTTCCAAGCCCCGAAGGCGCTCTTCGATCGCCCCGAGGGCTTTTGTGTCGTCGGATAGGTGGCGATCCATCGTGTCGCGAAGGGCGTCGAGCTTCCCGTCAATCCGACCGAGAAGGAGCATCACCGAGTCGTGTTCTACCATGCCTATCCCCTATGCCGGTGCGTCCGAGACACGGTCGTCGGCGACGGTGATCGCCACGGCGTTCGCCATCAAGTCGCACGCGGACGGAGGGCTGAGGGCGTAGTCGAGCCCCAGGTTTGCGTCCGACGAGGCGTACCCAAGCCGCCACCAATGCTGGAGGTTCGCGCGCTGCGCATAGTTGCCCTTGTCGTAGTTCAGGTTGAACGCCCGGCCGCCCGCGTAGATCGCCGCGACCGAGTTGGCAGGCAGCTCGCTGTTCCAGAGGGCGTACGAGTAGTGCCGAGCGATGATATCGGTGAGCCCGGTGTTCGCATCGACGATACGGTTCGTGTTCGTCATCGTCCCCGTCGTGTCCGTGGTCGTCGTGGATGGAGAAGTGAGCATACCCTGGAGGTACACTCGCACCGGATCACCCGCCTCGGACCCATCGAACGCGAAGACAACGTGGGCCCAAGTGTTCAGGGGGAGCGCCCCCGTCCAAGTGAGGTTTTTGAAGATCGTTCCCGCGCTGTCGCCGAGCCGGAGCCGCAGAGCGCTCGCGTCGCCCGAGGGGCGCACCACCTCGATGAGGTTGATGGCGCCAGTCGAGGGCCGGATGTTGAAGAGGGAGTTGGCCAGGGCCGCGTTAGTATTCGTCCGCTTGATCCAGAAAGCCAGCGTCCAGACATCCCCGATGCCGTGGTTGCGAGTGGTGTTATCCTGAAAGAACTCGCCGATCGACAGCTCGATACTGTGGGCCGCAGGCGTGAACACCTCGAACTCGCGGACGTGCGTCGCACGCGAAAGCAGGCCGTCGGACGTACGGCGTGCGACCACCTCCAAGCGCAATGCCTGGGGTGCTACGCCGCCGTTATCCGAAATCTGCGTCGCGCGCGGGTAGGTGTAACTCGTGCTGGTCGTGTCTTGGGTCCGGATCGTCGTTCCGCTCGGCAGGGCCTTCCAGACGAGCCGATGCTCGACCCCCGAGGGAAGTCCGAGTGAGGAGTTGCCAGCGTTCTGATCGAGGATCAAAGGATCGAGCCGGTTGCGATGCGCCCACGTCGCTGCGACATCGCCATCGGGCAGCATCGCCGGGAAGGGGACGCCCCCCAGCTTCAGGTCGCCAGCCACGATCGGCCGTTCCGACCGGCGCGCGAACGTGAGCGCCCGCACGGTTGCAGACGCGAGCGGGAGCTGCGAGAACGTGGTGTTCGTCAGATTCCGGAAGTTCACCGCGGCCGTCGCCCCGAATGCTTGCAGGGTGGACACCGCATTCCCGTCCGACAGAAACCAGATACGGGCTCCAGTAGAGTGCGCCTTCGGGACCGTATCGAGCAGACCGCGATGCACGGTGTCAATGCGAATCTGCCCGCCGCCGAGATCCACCACCTCCTCGAAGCCGATGATCTCGTCGTCTGCGGGAGTGGAGCCCACGATCACGGCGAGACCGAACCCAAACTGCGCGATTTCCGTAGCGGAAGCCGCGGAAATCAAGTCTGCGTCAGTCAGGTTTCCCACGATAAGCAAGTCCGAGGCGGTGTCAACGGAGGCGGTGTTGATCGGGTAGGCGTTCGCGAGCGTGCCGGTCGGGCAGAAATCCCCTTCGCCGGCACGGAAGTACCCGGACCCCGATCCGGTGTCGGCGAACTGGTCGATGCTCACCTGCCGCGAGTTCGGCCGCTCGACCAGAGAGATCGCGCGCTCCCCCGCTTGTCCCTGGAGATCCTGATCCGTCAGGATGAACCAGAACGGACAGTCCATCATCTTCTCGACCGTGGCCGCGACCGGGGCGTTGCTCACCGGCGTCCAGCCGGACGGCGGGGTCGCCGCGAAGGTGGCGTTCCCAAGGCCAAACACGTCCTCGAAACAGGTCAAGGTGACGCGCCCGTTGTCCAGCTCGCCAAGCCCGACGTTGCCAATGCGCAGCACCATCTCGGTCACGCCATGGGCCGCGCTGGACCACCGAATCACGTCCCCAGGCTTCAGCCCCGCGCCGCTGCGCGAAACGATCAGCGACACCTTCGCCAACGGGTATGAGAGGGCGCGCAGCTCGCGTGCGGCGATGGCGCGGGCCAGCGCCGCGTCCTTCACCCCGCGGTATGTGGACTGCGCGAGTACGTTGCGCCCGCCCTGGATGCGGACGTTCGCGAGATCCTGCGCGCGCGCGCTGGTCCCTTCGTATTCCTTGTCGCGGGCGATGTAGCTGATCTCGACGTTGTTCGAGGTCTCCCCCCACGCAGCTCGCGTGAAAGACGAGACTTCGAGAACCGACGAGTCGTCGAACAGCGGCAGCGCGGACGGCGTGTACCCCCCGCGCGCGAGCTTCAGGAAGAACTCTCCCTCGGCGGTCACGTACAGGACCGCGTCCATCTGTCGCAGCAAGTCTTGGACGAGATTCGTCCCCGCCTCCGTTCGGTCCACCACAGAGGACCACCCGTTGCCCTCGGCGTGCAGGGTGACGCCGGCAGCCTGAAAGGAAGCGGTGTTGACGGACCCCGGGTCGAGATCGAGCCCCCACACGTCGTCGACGAGCACCTCGTAGAGAACCGCCGCCGGGTTGGCGTCTGACGTGTTTACGATATGCCGGCCGCTGCTGAGCCCAAGCTGGTTCGGGAAGCGCTGCACGGTGAAGAACCACGGGGCGATGCTCTCCGACTCGCCGATCTCGCCCTGCTCCCACACCGCATGGGCGATGTCCACGTACCCCGGAACGTTCCCGGACCCGAGAACGCTCTCCAGGTACGTGCTGGGCTGTTGCCCCGGGCGCCCTGCGAAAGCGCGAAGCGTGCCGCGGATGCCGCCGCCCTTCAGCTCTCCCCCCAGGATGGAGGGCCTGTTGATGACGATGGCCGCGCCCGTGTCGCTTGCCGCGGTCTCGTTGCCGGACCACAGCTCTTTCGTCGACACGCGAATGCGGCGGTACGCCGCCAAGGGGCCGTAGCACAGCGCCATGTCCATTCCGATGAAGTACCGGAACCCGACGGTGATCTTCTTCGAGGAGAACAGCCCCGTCTTCACCTTGTCGGTGATCTTGCGGGTGCGAAGGTGCCCGTACCAGATCACGTTGGGAGCGCGGAGTTCGACCGTCCCCCAGACGATCGGGACTTGGCGATCTTCCGTAGCCGTCGGGAACTTGAACTCGCCGAGCCCCTTCGGGCGGGCGTTCTCGATCTCCGGCTTCGGCGCGAGGAGCTGGAACGCGACGAACAGCGCCACCTGAATCGCGACGAGTATGAGAAGCTCAAGCGCCATTCTCAGGTGCCTCCGCCGATTCCGGTCTCGAAGGGGTTGTCCGTGGGCACCCAGGGGAAGCCGCCAAAGTTGCGGGCGTTCGAGAACTTCGCGCCGCAGGTAGAGAACGTGTGATCGCAGCCCGCGAACAGAACCAGCTCGTCTCCGTCTCCGACCCCGGGAAAGGGGAGGAGCAGGGCCAGTTCAAGCTCCGCGCCGTTGATGATGCTCTGGGAGAGAACCATGCGGAAGTCGGTCTGCGCCGCGTCGCGAAGAAACCCGCCGACGAAATGACCCGCGCCAAGCGTTCCGATGCCCGCGGCCTGCACCCGGATTGTAGCGCCGTCGATGTTGGTCACCGTCACGTCGTAGCGGTGGTCGGTCTCCAACACCTTGCATCCGCGGTCGTACAGGACGTGAGCGCAGATCGCCGAGAAGCTGCGCCGGGGCACCGGACGGTTGAGCCGCCCTAGGATCGGAGTGCAGGTTATGGTGGCTTCTCGGTCTTTGAAACCGACGCTGGAGATGTCGCCCTGCCAATAGACGATGGTCTCCGCGTCGGGGTCAGTCGAATGGCGCCGGTAGATCGTCACGGAGTCCTGCCCGGCCGGAACCGACCGCGTGTAGCGGGGGTTCACGAACGGATCGCTCTCCGGTAGGGTGATAGTGATGATGGCGTCTTCGGCTTGGCCGCTGACCTGCGGTTCACTTCGCGTGATCGCGCGCGGCTCGTAGTTGCGGGTCTGGTACGTGACCCGCTCTCCATGAGACGTGTACTCCCAGCTCGCGCCGGGGGCCTGGAAGCGGAACAGCTCAATCGGCTGACCGGATTCCTGCGAAGCCTCGACGGGCGCGTACGTCATCCCGTCACCACGACCGTCGGAACGCTCGCCTCGGCGCGTCCCAACCCGCGGTGCGTAAGCTGCACGGTGTCCGTGTCGAGCCGCATCTTGAGTAGGTAGCTGATCCGCTTCACTTCGGCGACGGTCACAGATACTCCGAGGGGGGTGTCGATGTTGAGTTGCTCGTTCGGGGCGTCCGTTTGGGACGAAACGATCTCGCGCCGGTACGTGGTGCCGTTGTGCAGCACGATCTCGATATCCGCCCAAGGCGCCTGCGCGCCCAGGAAGCGCTCGTACTCGCTGTTCCGGACGGTGAGCGCCGTGGACGCCCCCGAGATCGTTGCGAGAAGCTCGAAGTCCTCACGGAAGGTGGGGAGCCAGAAGGCGCGCTGACGGCCCCGCAGCGCATGAAGGATCTGCCGGAGGGCCCAGACTTCCTCTACGGACTCCGGCTCCCACCGCCGTTGGCTGCGTAGCAGCGGAAAGGCTCGGCGCGCGACGCGGAAGGCGCCCGCGATGCTGTCGAGGCGATCCTGACGCGCGAACAGAGACTCGTCGAGTTCCTCCGACGCCAAGAAGTTTGTGCCCACCACGACCGGCAGGGACTTGTAGGTCTCGAAGCTCCCATCGGACGCGCGGTCGCGCCACCCCGTCGCCTCCCAGGTCGCTTCGATGGTCGTGACGTTGTTCCCGCGGCGCGGGGTGGAGATTTCGGGCCGCGCGAAGCACGTCTGAATCGGCATGACGGACGTGCCGAGCGCCGGGTGCGCTTTTTCCGTGGGCCGCAACAGTTCCAGCGAAGCCGCTCCGATCGAGTTGATCTCGACGACCTCAAAGTCCTGGGGAGACCGCCAAAGGATCGCGAACCCTGGGGCGCGGAAATCCGCGCTGGTCGGGTCGATGGGGATAGAAGTAGCGCCGACGGAAACGTCTGCGAGTAGCGGGCGGAAGTCCCACCACGTCGGCACGGCGAAGCTGCGCCCCGCCTGCCCGAACAACGTGTGAAGCGCGAACTGAAGCTGCTCTCGATCCGCGAGCAGATACGTCATCGTCATGCGCTGGCGCGGATCTTTGCGGACTCGCACGCGCTGTTCGGTGCCATTGCGGGCTTCGAGAACGTCCGTCACCCACTCCAGCTCTTCCGTGATTGGTAGCTGCGGCTCGAACGCGAATATGACCGCACGGGTGCCGGTGAACAGAAGCGTGAAGCTCTGCCCGTTGTCGAACTCGAAGAGGTACTCCGCGCGGATCTGCGCGGGGCCGTCCAGCCCGAACTGGAAGGTGTACGTCCGTTCTTCCAGAGGATCGTACGTGTGCGGGGCGAGGGGCCCCGCCACGATCGAGATCCCCTCGTCGCCCGTGGCGGAGATGTCGTCGAGGTCCACCACGGCGAAGTTCGCGTTCCAGACCAGGACGTTCCGGGACTCGGACTGGAGCAGGTTCCCGAGGTCGTAGCCCCGGGGAATGACATGAACGCGGAAGTACCAGTCGTCGAGGTACCGCCCGGCCAACTCTCCCGTCACCGACGCGACTCCGAGGCTACCCGTGAACTCAGTGATCGAGTCGCTGAGGAGCGGATCGGACGCCCCAAACATGCCCTCGTCCGGTGCTCCGAACGTGAACGGGACGAAGTTGACGGACGTTCCCGTCCCCAGCTCGTCTGCCGTCAGCGCTCCCGGGGCAAGCTCCGTAGCCATCAGGTCTCCCGGTACGCCAAGCCAGAGAGGTTGGTATGGTGGTTTGGGGCGGTACCCGTGATGGAGTAGGCACTCGATCCGGTGTCCGGAGAAGAAGGCTTCTCTCGAATCGGGAAAACGTGCCAGTTATCGCTGCCGATCGTGAGGATGTCGCCGGGGTTGCGCCCCTCCATCGAGATGAAACGCACGTCTTGGAACTCCCCGAGGTGCAACGCGCGGGTCGTGTTGGAGATCGTGTCCGCGTCGAGCCGCTTCAGGATGGCGTAGAGGGGCGCGAGGGTTGAACGCTGCGTCCAATCGTTGAGCCCCGAAGCCGCCAAGTAACGCACCGGATCGGTGTTCGCGTTCAATACGCCCTTCGTCAAGCTGCCAACCGACTGACTCCACGCAGGAGAGGAGCGCGCCAGCAATCCGTCGCAACGGGTGTAGCGCTTGGAGTTAGTCTCGGGCGCGCCCACGTCGAAGGGGATGGTCTGGTTCGCGGCGGTATTACTCGCGGTCGACCAGAACATCGGATGATTGTAGCCCCCGCCCGTCCAGGTTCCGCGCTTGAGCAGCGTGCCGAAGGACCAATGCAAGAACCGCCCGGAGGTTACTTCCACGACGCAATGGATGTATCGCGGGCTCGCGTCGTTGCCAAACAGGTAGTACGCCACTCCGGCTCCGGAGATCGGCGACAAGATTCCGTGCTGCGCCACCGTCGCGGTGTTGTTTGCCGAGCCGGTGTGCGCGTAGAACTGCGTGCCGGAACTCGTGTATCCAGACGCCGGCATCGAGCGGATGCGCGAGTTGGCGTTTTCGGCGATGGCGTGGATGAAGAGCCCATCCGCAGCGGACTGCATCGAATACTGGCCGGGGCTATCGCCACCCGTACCCCCCGAAGTCACAGCCCAACCACGCGCAGTCGCGAACGCTGCAATCTTCCCGAGAAGATCGACGGGGGAGGTGTAGGACCCAGAGTCAAAAGGCATCGCTCAATCCTTTCGCAGCGCCCAGAACTGGTCGCGGGAGGTCCGAAAGATGTTCTGAACGACGACGTAATCGACGGAAGAGACCGTCACGACGTTCTCGGAGGAGTTATTGAACCCGGGGATCGCAAAAACACCGTCCATCTCGCCAAGAACTGTAGACGACAGCGGGGCGTTGGAGTTCGCGAGGTCGATCAGAACAAGCGGATATAGGACATACTCGCCAACCGACGGGGTTTCTAGAACGGACATCGTCGCGTTGCCGGCGCCACTCGATCCGGCGCTCGACATGGTGGGCCACACGGTGACAGCAGCGGTGGAGGTGTTGAGGTCGCGCCACGTCCCGTCGACTCGTCGAAACTGCGCGGCGGCATTCGAGAACATGACGTGATGGGACAGCGAAGACGTGCTGCTCCAGGTCACGGGGTTCAACGTCTCCCCCCCAACGAGGAACGGGTACGGATACTCGCTAGGCAAGGTGTACGGAAGGATGAACCCAAGGTACCCCGCGTGGTACGTGGTGGACACCCGAGCTACGAACGCCCATCGACGCCCGTTGACCGCGAGCCAGAAGGGATGCGTCTGGTTCCACAGCGCCACGTAGTTCGCCGGGGAGATGCCGGGCTGCGTCGTGAAGCCTTGGCCCGGATCAAAGCCGGTGAAACCCCGCATCTCCAGGTGCCACAGGTTCGAGACCGGGGTCTCCGACATGCGGGTACCCGCGTAGATTGCGTCCGAGCCCCCCAGCCCGGTGCCGTGCGCGATCCACTCCAGATCCGAAGAGTGCGGGTTGTAGCGATCTTCGATCCAGATGTCGGTGCCCGCGTTCGTGGTCGCGACCAGAGTGATCACGAACTGGTCGGTGGCGACGAAGGCCGTACCACCCACGTTGATCCGGAAGGCGATCTTCCCGTTGTTGTAGTCCGTGCCCGTCGTGCCACCAGCCTGGGCGCCACTCACCGATCCCGTCACGGTGAACGCGGTGGCTGACGTGAACGTGATGGTCCAGTTCTCGACGGGGGAACTCGGGTAGGTGTCGATCTTTCCGATCACCCCGTTGCCGGTCCCGGTGTAGCTAACGGTGTTGATCTCCGGCGCCCCGACGATGAAGCGCCGCATGATGCGGAACAAACGCCGGTGGCCGTCCTCGAACGTATTGAACGTCGGGGACGTGCCTTGGAGGAAAGCCATCTAGAACTCCTAGCCGATCGCCGCCCGCGCCTTCTGCGGGTTACGAGACAAGGTGTTGAGGATTGCCTGCTGTCCCTCACGGGACTGCATCAGGCGCGGGATCTCGTCCGGGTCCGTCACGTTCACCACCTGGACGTTCACCTGCGGGGTGAACCCGGCGCCGCTGAGGGGGGACACCGTCCCCGCCGTCGGCGGCGTGAAGATTTCCGGTCCGCGCTCGCCGACGAGGAACGGCTTTCCGGGCCCCGCCGGTCCGCCGGTTGCTCGCTGCGTCAAGAACGACTGCGCCGTGTTCCCGAGGAAGCCCGAGATCCCACCGCCACCCGCGAGGCCCGAGGCGCTCTGGAGAACGCGCAGCAGGATCAGCTTCGCGACGGCCTTCCCGACTTCCGCGATGATGGAGCGCGACAGCTCCCGGATGTCTCCGGTGCCCTTCGTGACGAACTCCTCGATCGCGGAGCCGGCGGTGGAGAACACGCTCGCCACCCCATTCTTCACGATCTCGAACTCGTTGTTCACGCCCGCACCGAGCCCGCTAAAGCCTTCCATGAAGCCGCGGCGCCACGCTGCGACTCCCTCCAGAGTGCGGGGGTCCACCAG